TTGTTTTTCTTCTTCTAAATAATTAACCAGCATTGCGACATAGATATCCCGTTCAAAAGGAATCATATTTTCAATCTCAGTCAGAGAATATTTGTGATATTGCATCAAGGCGAAGTTGGTTTTATAATATGAAGCCAACGACTCATGACTGAGATTAATCAAAAAAAACTAGCTGGTCCCTCCACAACTGTTTTATTGTGAGTATTACATGCAGGACAATCGAACTCTATTTCTTGTTTATATTTTGGTATAGAAACAAAAAAGTTTTCCAAAAGATCAAACTGGGCTTTGGTGAGGTTCATTACAAAGTTCTCTAACTCAGCTCTAGTTTGTTCTTTTGCGTAAAATACTTCATCGCCTGTGTATATTGCATCAATACAATCAATAACAACTTCCATAACTGCATTAATATCTTCTGATTTACCTTCAGCTTTTTTAAATGTGCTCAAGTTTGGATATTTCATTATAACACCAACATCTCCAAATAATGAGATTTTATTTGTATGATTTGGATCTTTAACAATAGGAATTTTTGTTAAATCTACTTCTATTTTAACTTTATTCTTTTCCTGATCGCAATGAGCGCAAGTAAAAATTAACTCAACAAGTTCACCAACAGACTTTGCTCTAATTTGAGTGAACAAATATTCAACATCAAAAATTGCCAAATTGTCAGGATTTATTGGTTCTTTAATACAATTTGTCAATACTTCTTTTAAAGTATTAACCATTACATCTGTATCTTCGCTTTGCTGGGATAACAGTAATGCTTTTTCTTCTCTAACCAAAAATGGTCTAAATGTAATTTCCTGTCCAGTGGAAGGAATCTGTACTTTATAAAATGGTGTATTCATTTGTGGCAATGCCATATCTCACTCTCCTTTATTCATCTTCTCGATCAATTTGTTCAATTCACTTGTGCTACCAACAAAGATAGCATTATTCGTTACACTTTTCGCAGCTGCTTCTTTAGGAGCATCTAACTTTTGTTTCTGTTGATGTAAGTCCATCAACTGAGTATTAATATCTGCTACTTGTTTCATTAAATTACCAACAACTTCAAAGGCTCTCGGATGCTCGCTCGACTTAGCCACATCCAAAGCGTGGGTTAATGCTTGTTGACCTTTCGATAGCAACTCTAATAAATTTGCTCTGGTTTTATCGTAGTCTGATTCAATCTTAGCATCGGCAGACTCTATAATTTCCCCTGTCGAGGAATCAACAATCTCACCTGTTATTTTTTCAATTGGTTCCATATTAAATACCTGACTCAAATTATCATCAATTTTCATTACAGTTCACCACGCTCCATTAAAATTTTCTTGTTGGCTTGATGTTCCGCTTGTGTTAATTCTTTGTTTTCGCCTTTATATGGCACAGCATAATTGTTTTCTATCAGCCAATCATTTACTTTTGTGCCGTCTTCAAGAATAAACACTCCAAGTATTCTTCCGAACTTATCATCATTATTATCTGATCTTTGTGTCTCGATAATTTGCCAAGAACCAACAGGAAGTTTTTCTCCAAGTTTCTTTTTAGATAAAAGACCTCTTGGCTTTTCTTCTTTGTTGGCAGTTCTTGATTCAGGAGTATCAACGCCAGCCATACGCACACGCTGATTCGATAATACGATATTGAAACCTAAATCTAAATCAATGTCGACAGTATCGCCATCTAAAACTTTATTAATTTTACATTTATATTGATACATAATTATTCCTTCTTAGCAAACTTTTCCGATGCAGTGAAACCTAGTCCTGCAATCACAAGATAAATCATTGATTCAAATAACGCTGGTGTTATCTTATATCCATGAATGTCAGCAACGAACCCATAGGCACATAATAAAAATGCCAATAGTGTTACAACTCGTTTGCTGCTGACAGTTCCATTGATACCATCAGATAACATGCTTCTTAACCAGTTCATAGATTCATCCAATCTTAAAAAAACTTTGGTATCTTTAATGCAGAAGATGGAAGATTTGGTAAACCAAATGGCATTTTAGGATCATTCATTGGATTGTTTCGTGTTCCTTTATCGCTAATACCTCTACTGGCTTCCCAATATTTAAACAATAGTGTAACATTAATTTTCATAACATCTTTGGATGCATAATCCAATTCAATGGCTCCAACTGATTTTGGATATACTTCAAAAAGTTCTACTGTATATTGTTTTTGGTCAAGCGTGTCTTCTACATGAATTTGCATTTGTTTACAAATGTAATCGTCATAGTAATTAAAAGTTCTTCTTTTACCATTTTGTAAACTTTTAACCCAATCGTCAAAGAATGTTTTTACTGCAAGTTTTGTGTCAACATAAAATGAAATCGTTATTGGCTCATAGTTAAACTCATAAGGAGTTTCTCTTACCTCACCATAAGCTCTAATTGGAGTTGTGTTTACAGAAAGTGCAGGTATTTGAACTTTATCACAGAACATCATAATCGTGTCGTTTGGTAAAACACCTGGGAGTTTAATAGCACTTGGTGGAATCATGTTTACGCTGAACCTACTGGTTCTAGCCAAACCACCATTTAGTTTTGAAACAAAGTCGCTAATTTTCATATCTTTTTCCTAGAGTCTGCCCATACTTGGTCAGTTGATGCTCCGACGAATCTTTCAACAGGTAACATCATCGCAGTAGACCAATCATTAGCACTAACTGTATGTAGTGGAGATCTTAAGTGATTGCTTAGATATCTCTTAACGCATGGTTTAGCCATAGCAAATTTGGACATTCCATCTATTGTTGCCCAAGAATATTTTATCCTTGTAGTTTCGTCAAACTTGTCGTTGTTTTTAAACATTAATAATCTATCGATTAATGCAAATCTTAATTTATGTGGTAGATAATGTAAATTCAACCCAGTAAATCCATCCTCGTGGAAAGAGAACGGAAACACCAAAGGGAATCTATCGTAATATGGTAAAGTTGCTTTAGTTTTTGGGTCATAGAAAAACATATACAACTTACCTGGAACTATGTTATTTTGAGTCTTAACAGCCTGACTTCTTAAAACCTGATTTGGCGTTATACGCTTCTTCGCCAACAACAGAACTTGTTGGTTGAACCATGCTTGCGACTTTTGTGCGATATCTCTGTCATAACGATATTTTTCAAAAATATCTTTTAAGTCTTTGGTGGTGTTTGTTCTAGTGGCCATAGTTATATTTATAGTCCCAATTCATGTTCGGTAATTATAATAAACTGCCAATTCCGATCTTTTGCGTACTCTTTGGCAGCATTCCACTTAGATTGATTCTTTATAAAATTGAAGGATTCTTCAAGATATCTTTTAGTTTGTTTTCCAGGGAACTCTGGTGGAACAGTCTGTTTTGCTGGTTTGATTTCGACCAAATAGGTTCTAATCGACCCAGTTTTATCTTTAATTTGTATCTGAAAATCAACAAAATAACGATGTATTCTGTTGTCTGTAGAACACCTGTAGGGGATGACGATTTCTTCAGAAATCCACTTAATTACGCTTGGGTTTGTATCACACCAGCGAGCAAATCGTGTCTCCCAGGAAGACCTCATTATAATGTTCGTTGGATCTCCCGAGTATTTATTTGGATTGGTTGGAATAAACTTTCTTTTATGGAACATAAATATACTATAACTCCTTACCACTATTTAGAGTAAAAAACAAATGTCAAATGAATTAGAATATTCTGGGTATACACAAAATATCAACCCAAGTGCTGGTCCAACTGTCTCCCAGACAACATCACCTATTCAGGATTCCAACAAGAAAGACATAAACCCTTCTCGTGGTAAACCAACAGATTTCTTAGCCAACAAGTATAACATAGAACAATTACAATATCCACAAGATTTATACTCCAATAATCTTGAGTATGGTGGAAATTATGTTATTTTCTACATAAATGTGGCTGAAGATTCAAGGATTTTAAAGAATGCAAAACAGGGTGTTGACTACATAGACCCAAAGGATATTCCATCAAGATTGCGTGGAATGAACAGCGAGCAACAATTTAATTCAGCTCAAGCTGTATCTGGTGCAGCAACATCAGCTGGTGTTAAAGGTGTTATTGCTGGTGGAGTTTTAAGTGCCGATGCCATTTCTAAAAAAGGTATCGTTGGTGTAACTAAAGGTGCAGCCAAAGGCGGAGCAGTTGGAATTGGTCTTGGAACTGCTACGGCTGGAACAGTTGCCATTGCAGCTGGTGGTAAAATGTCTCGTCAGCAAAAACGATTAACAAAAGCGATTGCTTTACACATTCCAAATGCATTGAGTAACAGATATTCTATGCAATGGGATGCTGAAGACACAGCTGTTTTCCAGATGGGAGCAGTTGCTGGAACAGAAGTAGTAAAAGCATTGGGAACTTTTGGAACTAAATCAAATGCGTCAGGTGCTATTGGAAATATTATGACAAGTCTAGCACTTTCAAAAGGTCCAGAAGGTGCAGCTCTTTCTGCTGCATCAGGATTAGCAGCAAATCCAAAGAAAGAAAATTTGTTTAAAGCTGTTGACTTTAGAACATTCACTTTTGAATACTCATTCTTTCCTAAGAACCCAACTGAAGCTGAATACATAAGAAATATCATTAAACAATTTAAACTACACATGCATCCTGAATATAAAGATAGCAATGGATTCTTGTTAGTTTATCCTTCTGAGTTTGATATTTTTTACTATAACAACGGAAAAGAAAATTTAAACCTACATAGACATACTTCTTGTGTTTTAACTGAAATGAATATAAATTATACACCAAATTCTATGTTTAATTCTTTTGCGAATGGAATGCCAACACAGATAAATGTTACAATGACTTTTAAAGAACTTTCTATGCTTACGAAGAAAGAGATCGAGGACGGATTCTAATATGTATTTTTCAACAATGCCAAATATCTATTATGAGTTTACCGACTCAGATGGAAAACCAACATTAAAAGTTTTAAAAGATATAACAACAAATGTTCGTGTTATTAGATCAGTATTAGAAAACATTACTGTTTATGATTCTTATGATATTGTCGATGGCGAAACACCAGAGATTATTGCAGCAAAAGTTTATGGTAATCCACTGTATCACTGGGTTATTATGTTGGCCAATGATAAGTTTGATTATAGAGAAGATTTTCCATTAGAGTATACATCTTTGGTAAAAAGAGTGGAAGATTTATATGGTGCAGCGAATGTATATGCAACCCACCACTACGAATACATATATGTGAACAACAACGATAATGTTTATGTTGTTAATTCATCGCAACCTGGAGCATATCCTGTATCCAATTTTGAGTATGAAGAACGAGAGAATGAGAAGAAACGAAGACTTAAATTAATTTCTAAACCTGTTCTTGATGCAGTTGTTAAACAATATAGTCAGATGTTTGAATAATGGCGACCCAAAGAGATATATCCTCAGATAAACTAAGGCAAGCTGGTGATGTAAGTATTGACTATGTTAATATTACATCTATGGCAAATCGCACAGGGTTTAATATTAAGAACCAAGTAATTACTATTCAAATATTTGAAGATTTGTTTAGTCCCTTTATAACTGGTAGTTTAATTATTAAAGATTCTCTCGATTTAATAAACAAATTACCATTCGCTGGTATGGAGTTTTTAGATTTAAGATTGTTTACTCCAACGATAGATAAAGAATTAAAAGAAGCAGGTATTATTAAAGGTAGATTCTATATTTACAAAATTACTGAGAGAGAATATATCGCTGGGAAAAGTTTGGTGTATCAACTACACTTTATATCCTCTGAGGCTGTTCAAGATTTGAATAATCAAATGAGTCGCGCATTTGAGGGTAAAATTTCTGATATCGCTGCTAAGTTAATTAAAGAAACACCTGGTCTGGAAACTACAAAAACTTTAGTCTTAGAGCCAACTAAAAACAACACCAAGTTTGTTTCTAATTATTGGTCTCCAATTAAATGCATAAACTATTTGTTACAACAAGCAACTAATCCAAATAACAGTACAACCTATACATTTTTTGAAAATAGAAATGGATTAAACTTTGTTTCTCTAGATTATCTAAACGATCTACCATCAGTTCAAAGTTTTGTGTATGGAACATCGCAAGATGATGTTTCTAAAAGTGGTGGGTCAACTAGAAATATTGAAAGAGATTACAAAAAGGTAATTGAGTTTTCAGTTCCAGCAGGGTTTGATTATATCGATAGAATTAGAACGGGAACATATGCTTCTCGCATGATCGCGCATGATCTTACAACAAAGAGATATAAAACAATAAACTATGATTACTTGGCTAAATTTACCACTGGTAAAGAAACTAGATTAAACAAATTTCCAATCACAACACCAGATGTTGTTGCTCGAGTAAATGCAACTATTATCCATAACGAAACTGCGAATAAAGTGTTTGATGGGTATGGCGATGTTTCTAACTTTAAAATGGAACAAGATCGTATATCAAGAATGAAACAGGCTGAGTCGTTTAAAGTTAGTATTAAGGTAAAGGGAAGAAGCGATTATACAGTTGGTCAAAAAGTATATTTAACAGCTTATACACCAGCACCAACTAGATCTACTGATACGACAGAAGAAGTTATTGATACAATGCATAGTGGAAATTATTTGATTGCTGCAATCAATCATGTTGTCGATAGAGAAAAACATGAGTGCTATATGGAATTGATCAAGGATTCATTAATATTTGATTTGAAGACAGGTAAACGAGAATGAGATTATATACTGGTTGTGTAGAAAATAGAGAAGATCCGCTGAAGATTGGTCGTTGCCAAGTTCGGATTGTTGGATTACATACAGAAAACAAAGCAATTCTACCAACTAAAGATTTGCCATGGGCTCACCCAATGGCACCTGTTACATCAGCATCAATGAATGGTATTGGTTGGACTCCAGTTGGACCTGTCAATGGAACATGGGTTGTTATTATGTTCACAGATGACGAACAACAGCAACCATTAATGCTTGGAACATTACCTGGAATACCACAGAGTAAAGCAGCAGAAATCGCTGTTGAAGAATCAGACGATCAGGTTATAGTTACTGATGGTGGTATACTAACAGATTCATCAGGTCAACCAATTGTTTCTGGTGATGGCACTCCTGTTCAAATTGGTAATACTGAGGCAACTAGAACAGGAACAACTCCTGCGTCACAAACTAATTTACCAAATTTAACAGAACAGAAAACGCCAAACAAACCAGCAGATAAAGTATTAACTGCTGATATAACAACAACACCACCACCAAAATCTACACCAAACCCACAAGCTGCCAAAGAGAATATTCAACACTTAATTAATGCTTGTGACCAAGTTGGTTTAACAAGCAAATATGCGAAATGTGCCATTCTTGGTATTTGTGGTGGCGAGTCTGGTTGGCTGGCAATAGAAGAGGGTTCTTACTACAGTAATGCAGATTCTCTGGCAAAAATTTTTAGAAAATCTTTCCCAGGTGGTGCTACTGAAGCACAACCATATACTAAATGGCAAGGAACAAAGGCAGATTTCTTTAGAAAAATATATTCGCCAGCTGGCAATGGTTCTTTGTTAGGACACAAAGATTCTGAAGATGGAGCAAAATATTATGGTCGTGGATTTAATCAAATTACTGGTAAATCGCTGTATCAACAGCTACAGAAATTTTTAACTAGTAAAGGTATCGTAGTTGATATTGTCAACAATCCAGACTCATTAATTACAGATCCAAAAGTTGCAGCTTTAGCGACTGCTGCATTCTATTCACTTAATGTTAGAGCGGATCAAAACGATCCATCATATTTTACTGCAGCATTAAAACGAACTGGTGCTGATGCTAACGGAACAGGCTACAAGAAAAAAGAAAAATATTATGAATATTTTCTTGGAGCAGATGTTGCTGTAAGCCCAACAAATAAACCTGCTGCCGATGAGACAGTAACTTATACCAAAGATGAGGTAAAAGATTTACCTCCAGCGAAACAAGTCGCATTATTGGAAGATCGTACTTCTAATTCTATTATTGGATTTAGTGACCCAAAGGGAAAATACCCACTTAGAAATTTATTAGATGAGCCAGACACAAATAGACTTGCTCGTGGTGTGTTAAAAGAAACAGCAATTGAGTTTAAAGATTCTTTGCGAGCAAAAGATATTCCTGCAGCGAATGGTGCTGATTCTTGGAATCAACCTCTTGCGCCATTCGGTGGAATGTATCCATATAACAAAGTTTATGAATCAGAATCTGGTCATTTACTTGTATTTGACGATACGCCAAACAATGAAAATATAAGTCTTTATCATAGAACTGGAACATCGTTAGATATCGATGGCAATGGAACACAAGTAAATAGAATTGTTGGCGACGGATACACAATCATTGATAGGAATGGTGCTATTTTTATTACAGGTAAATGCAACTTAACAGTTGGTAATTCTGTAAATATTTTAGTTCAAGGAAATGCGGATATTCAAATTGATGGCGAAACTAATATCAATATAAACAATAATGCTAATGTTGGAATTGCTGGAGATTTAGATTTCGCAGTTGGTGGTGATATAAACATGCAAGCTGGTGGGAATTTAAATATAAAATCTAAATCCGATATTTCAATAGAATCAACCAACTCAACAGTAATTTCTGCTGGAACTGCTTTTGCCGCAATCGCTGCTACCGATGCAGTATTAAAGGGACAAACAACCTACATCGATGCTGCTGGTGTAAATAATTTAAAAGCTGGCGGAAATATTAATGTTGATGGTGCTGAGTTCCATGGTCAAGAAGGAAGTGCTGCAGCTGCTCCAACAATAGAACAAGTATTAATAGAGTTATCTCCTCCAGAACTCGCCGATGCTAAACTTGATCAATTTCAACACTTAACAACTCCAGTAAGACCATCCCCTCCTATACAATTAAAGTATGCCATTGCTGAAGAAAACGAAGCACTGGTTGCAGATTATGTTGCTAATCCAGACAAGTATCTTAACAAAGAAGCTGCAGCAGATGGAGTAAAACCAAATTATGCTGGAACTCCAAAAGATGATGGACAAGGTAAGAGTTTAATTGCTGGTGGTAACACAAGCGATATTGCTGCTTTCTTAGAGAAACAACTACAGGCTACTGCTCAAACAAATTACTGGAGAGAAACAGGTCAAGCTGGAGCAGAAAGTAATATTAATATCACTCGTATTTGGGCTGACTTGGGATATCCAAAACAGGGTATGTGGTTATCAGATCAAACTGCTTGGTGTATGGGATTTGTTAATTGGACATTAAAACAATGTGGATACAGATATGTTCAGACTGCTTCAGCAAAAGCAATCGCAGCAAATCCAGAAAAATGGGGTGCGACAAAAGTTAATATTGAAGATGCTGAGCCAGGAGATATTGTTCTTTGGAATTACAGCCATGTTAATTTTGTGTATAAAAACACAAATGGCAAATTAAGTTTTGTTGGTGGTAATCAATCTCCATCTAAAGGTGGGAATAATCCAAATGATGGGGATGTGACGAATAGTTGGCCATCAGGTTGGAATTCTTCCAGAGGTGGTATTATCGGTATATTCAGACCAAGTAAGGTTTAATATGGCTTGGGCACCTACTGAAACTTTACTTGGAACTCATGTTGAATTTCAGTCATTTAATTATTCAATTACATACATTGTTCCAGGAGCTGA